CACAATGGCATTCAATCTCAATGGGTTCAACTTCAATCAGTCAATCGTTCATGGCGGACATGTCATTAATACCTGGGCTGACATCCTTAACCGGGCTGGCTTAGGAATGGAAGTAATGCATGAACGTAATGCACACAACTTCCCACTTGATCTGGCAGCAGCATCTACCACTGAGGTAGCACTGACTGCTCCATCTATTGGCTAACACATATGCAAAAACAATCAAAGAGCAAAGTTAAACAAATGCCAAGTCATGTAGGTTTGGTTGAGAAGCTTCGTCAACGTCGTAAGAAGACTGAGGCGCTTGTCAAAAAACTACGTGGTAAGAAATAACTAATCGTCCGTTCATCGAATACCGTCGATCAGGACAAGATACCAATCTCGGTAAACGACGCATGACATGAGGTGACATGGAACGGGGTCCCTCAGTTCTCTTATGGAGGATATTATGCCAAACGTTGAATTACGTCAGCGTGTGCGTGAGCAAGCTCAAGCTGCCAAAGAGCAGAAGCTTGTTTATCGCGGTGTGGCTTACCTTAAAAGCCGCTAAGTAGTTCTGTAATTGGGAGGTGCAAATCCTCCCTTAGCAATTGGCATTGGCCCGGTAAGCCGGATACCCTTTGCCGTCATGACGGTGGGAAAAGACCACAAAACTATTTGTACGTACGAAGATTCAATCAATACTCTATTTTAAAACTGCTAAAAAATGGCACATCAAAGTTCTACTTTAACAACCAACCTTTCGCGGGCTGGTATTAACTCCGGTACTGCTAATGGTACTCCGGGAACAGATCCACGCGAACTTTACCTGAAACTCTTTTCAGGCGAAATGTTTAAAGGCTTCGAGAATAACGCTATCGCTCGCGATCTCGTTATGAAGCGCACACTTAAGAACGGCAAGTCTTTGCAGTTCATCTACACCGGTCGCACCACGGCTGAGTACCACACGCCTGGTAACGCCATCCTTGGCAACGGCGATGGTGCACCTCCAGTGGCCGAGAAGACCATCACTGTTGATGACCTTCTGATCAGCTCTGCATTCGTGTACGAGCTAGATGAAACTCTTGCTCACTATGAATTGCGTGGCGAGATCTCTAAGAAGATCGGCTATGCACTTGCTGAAAAGTATGACCGTTTGATCTTCCGTGCTGTCACCCGTGGCGCACGTGCTGTATCTCCTGTCACGAAGACTAACTTCAAAGAGCCAGGTGGTACTCAGATTCGCGTTGGTGCTTCTACCAACGAGTCTGATGCATACTCTGCAACCGCTCTAGTTGACGCCTTCTACAACGCCGCTGCTGCGATGGACGAGAAGGGCATCAGTCAGGACGGGAGGGTCGGGGTCTTAAATCCTAGACAATATTATGCGTTGATCCAACAAGTTGGTGAGAACGGTTTGATCAACCGCGACGAGCAGGGTTCCGCTCGTCAAAGCGGCCAAGGAATCATTGAGATTGCTGGCGTCAAGATCTACAAGTCCATGAACATCCCGTTCCTGGGCAAGTACGGCACCAAGTACGCCGGTACTACTGGTGTTACTGATCCTGGTAACACTGGTGACTTCATCGGAGTTGCTGCTGAGAACGCCTCTGGCGCTACAACTGGCATCAACAACGACTACGGAACTGCTGCTGAACTGGGCGCTAAGTCCTGCGGACTCATCTTCCAGAAGGAAGCCGCTGCTGTTGTCGAGACCATCGGACCACAGGTCCAGGTGACCTCTGGCGACGTGTCTGTTGTGTATCAGGGCGACGTGATCCTTGGCCGTTTGGCTATGGGCGCTGACTACCTGAACCCCGCTGCTGCTGTTGAGCTGCACGTGGGCGCTACTGCACCTTCTGCATTCTGATATTTATTTCATACAAGGGTTCCTTCGGGAGCCCTTTTTTTTAACTATGACTACTCCTACAACTATTGATCTCGATACCGAACTATCCGCAGTAAATTCAATCTTGGGGAGTATCGGTCAGTCTCCAGTAACTAACCTCAACTTCACTAATCCTGAAATTGAGTTCATCTACAACCTCCTCAAGGAAAGCAACGTTGAAGTGCAGAGTGAGGGTTGGGTCTACAACCGTGAAGACCACTACCCATTCACACCTGACACTAACAAGAACATCAGTATTCCTAGCAACATCCTACGTATGGATGTGTGTAAGGAAGAAGTATTTCGGAGCACTGATGTCGTCAAGCGTGACGGCAAGCTCTACAACAAAGTCAACCATACATATGAGTTTGACAAACCACTTGACATGAACGTCGTGTGGTTATTTCCCTTTGAGGATCTACCTCAACCTTTCAAGCGTCTGATTGTTGCTAAGGCTTCTGTCCGTGCAGCTACCCAGCTTGTGTCGAACCCGACGCTTGTACAACTCCTAGGCCAGCAGGAAGGCTATGCCCGCGCAATCGTCACTGAGTACGAGTGCAATCAGGGTGACCATAACTTCCTCGGCATGGGACATGACCAGGGCTACCAAGCCTATGAACCATTCCGTGGATTGCGTCGCTGATGCCAAGTATTACTCAAACTATTCCTAACTTCTTTGGTGGTATCTCTAAGGTGCCTGACAGCCAGATGGGTCAGGGTCAAGTTAAAGATGCATTGAACTGCATACCTGATCTCAACAAAGGCTTATACAAACGTCCTGGAGCTATGCGTGTAGGTACGTCAGCACTGTCTGGTGCGACGTCCACAGGTATGTGGTTCCACTACTACAGAGATGAAACCGAAGGTAGTTATATCGGCCAGGTGCAATCCAACGGTGCAGTCAATATGTGGGATGCCGATACCGGTAATGCCATCACTGTTAACTATGAAGGTGGGCAGCAATCGAACCTACAGAGCTACCTATCTAACGGCACTATTGGAACTGAAACCTTACAGTTCACGACTATCAATGACAGCACCTTTGTTGTCAATCGGAATGTGACTGCTGCTATGCAGCCAACATCCGTATCAAAGACTGACGAAAAACCTCACACTTACTCAGCTTTTATTGAGCTGAAGCGTACACAGAACGGTCGTCAATATGGTCTCAACATACATAACCCGACATCAAGTTCTACTACTACTATCAGTACTGCAACTCAGGTAGCTGCAAACCCAACTGGCGAGGGTTACTCAACCTTTGCTGGTAACACTGGTCACTGTCCTTTTGTAGGTACGAAAGTATTTACTAAGAATCAAGGTAGTGCAACCAACCTTGTGTTCCGACTCACGGTAACAGGGCAACAGGGTCCTACTCCTGGTCACAACGATGAGTCACCTGAAGCTGCTGATTACACCTGTACCTATAGCCATAGGCTTGACCTGCTTCACGGTGGGGAAGGCTGGGCTGTTGGTAGTGCAGGGACTGTGACGCTGGAAGGTAAGGACTATCCGATCAATGTTGACAAGATTGAAACCGTACAAGTACGTGCATCAATCAAAGCTGTACGTCCTGACCCAACACCATTTGACCAACAGACCAACGTCACGCCTGACAGCATCCTTGGTGGTATCACCTCTGAGCTATCTGGAACCAACATCAACTTTGAGGTTATTGGTAACGGGATTTACTTCTACAGCGACACAGTCAACTTTACTGTCGAAGCACAGAACACTGACCTAATGTCCGTCATCACCGATCAGGTGAACGACGTGACTGGTTTGCCGTTCCAGTGCAAGCACGGGTACATCGTCAAGGTATCTAATAGCAGCTCTACTGATGACGACTACTACTTGCGCTTTGAAGGCAACGGTGGTGGATCTGGTCCTGGTAGTTGGGTTGAATGTGCTGAGCCTGGGATTGCAGACACCATCAATCCTTTGACAGTGCCTCCCATAATCCAACGTCAAGGCAATGGTCAATTCATTGTCAAGCGTTTCGATTATGCAAAGCGCACTGTTGGTGATACCAATACAAACCCTGAGCCTAGTTATATCGGAAAGACGATAAACAAAGTTCTGTTCTTCCGTAACCGACTTGCTTTCTTAAGTGATGAGAACGTCATTCTATCCCAACCAGGTGACCTGGGGAACTTCTTTGTCAATACTGCTCTCACAGTTTCAGGCACTGACCCCATCGACATTAGTTGTTCTTCTAAGTATCCTGCTATCTTATTTGATGCTCTTGAAGTAAACACTGGTCTAATTGTATTTGCAGCGAACCAACAGTTCTTGCTA